TTAAATTATATCCAATTTCTTCGTAAATATATTTGTGATCAAATATAATCCCAGGAAAGCTTGGTAGCCAATCACTAAATCTTTTTTTACACATTCCATTTCTAAGACATGCAGATCCTTTACCGGAGCAATAACATCCTCTACCCCATTCTCTTAAACTCTTTACGACTGTTACCTGTTCTTCTGTATTACATGCGACAAATCCACCTTCTCCCATTGTTATATGGTGTGCTGGATAAAATGAGCATGATGATAATTGACCAAATGATCCTAACAACTTTCCTTTATAGGTACTTCCCAAAGCATCACAACAGTCTTCTAATAAAATAAGATCGTACTTTTCTACAATCTCCATTATTTTATCCATATTAGGTGGATTTCCTAATACATGAGCAAATATAAGAACTTTTGCACCATCTTTGGCTGCTTTCTCTACTTGTTCTATATTTAAATTTAAAGTTTCAAGTTCAATATCTACAAATACAGGAATATATCCATTTTGAATTATTGGATTTACTGTTGTAGGAAATCCTGCAACTGGAGTTATTATTTTAGTTCCTGGTTTTAAATTAAATAAGTTTTTAGATTTTAGAGAAGATATCATTAACAAATTTGCACTTGAACCGCTATTTGTCAATGCGCCAAAATTTTTACCCAATTTTGATTTAAATTCTCTTTCAAATCTTATTCCAGATTCTCCAAGAGCTAACCATCCATCTAAAAAGGATTCAATTCCAGCTATAAATTCATCATCTTCAAAGTATGTTCCTGCATACTGAACCCAATCCTTTCCAGCTATCCATTTTTTATCTAAGATATTTCTTTTTAAAGAAACTAGTTCTTTAATTTTATTACTTATTATATCATTTTGACTAATTTGAATCATTTTAATTACTATAAATTATATCACATTATAAAATTTTGTCAATTGCTTCATTTACGCTAATTTCTGGTATATATCCATATGAAATCAATTTATCATTTTTTAACCACATATCTTTAATCTGTACAATATTATGAAATTTTGGAGTTTCTATAGATTTTATGTTGCTGTTAGAGTTTAATTTTTCTTTTGCGTAAAATATTATTTCTTTAATTTTTTTTGGTTCACTATTACTAATGTTAGTTATTTGATTCATAGGACCATTATCAATTACACATTTTATTGCTCTACATGCATCATCAACATGCATGTAATCTCTTATATTATCTCCACCATCATACAGAAATACATCTTCATCTGATTTTAATAAATTTATCATGTATTGAATTGCATTTTTCTTTTTTGATACTTTATTATCAGATTTACCAATTATATTAGTTAGTCTTAAAATTCTATAATTAATATCATATGTTTCGCAATATGATATTAATAGTTGTTCTGCTGTTCTTTTTGAAATAGAATAAAATCCTGTTGGATTACAAAATGTTTCTTCCGAGGCTGGCAATTCTCTAGTCTTACCATAAACAAACCAAGAACTTATAAAGTTAAATGTTATTTTTTTAGTTTGATTTATTTCTTTACATTTTTCTAGAACATGTATAAGTTTTACAATATTTGTATTAATATCCAAAAATGGATCAGAGTAAATATTATAATTATCAATTGTGCTTATAAAATATAAAATATTTTCAGATTCTGGAGTATTTTGATCTCTGGGTATAATAATACACTCTTTATATTTTTCTATAAAGTTTTTACCTATAAATCCACTTGATCCATATATCGATAACATATGAAATTTAATTTTTTAATTTTTCCAAATATGATTTTCCATGAAATCCAAAACTATTTTCAATAGTATGTGTTTCGTCAATAGGAATTTCAACAGAAAATTGTTTTGCTAACTGAACTGAAGGAAATTTAATATTTTTTGATTCTAAATATTCTCTCAAAAAATCATATGATGATATAAATACATCTTCATTAACTCCATATTTAAAAAAATAATCTAAATAATTTTTTATTTTTTTTGTTTCTTGATATAATTTTTTAGATCTTAAAGAAAATCCACCATTTCCAACCAAATTTTCTCCTCTACACCAGCCCATTCTAGATGGCCATGGTGCTCCAATATAATCACATTCCAAATATTCATCAGTCCATAAATGATTATTAATTGGGAATCCATCTAAATGAATTGTCATGATATATTCAAAATTATAAAAATCATATAATTCTTTAAATAGTATTTTATTTAAAATGGGATATGATATTTTTGGAACATATTTTACTATAAAATTATTATTTTTATAATCATTATTTGATGTCAAAAACAATACATCTTTAAATGGTAAATTTTTATGTTTTTCAAGAATGGAATATATCAATTCTTCATATTCTAATGCTTCATTTCCTAATCCATCTATTATATTTAAAGTTATTTTTTTCATACAACATCCTTTAAATAATGATGGTCACTCGGACCTTTCCAATATGGACCACTCACGGTTGGGGGATTAGTTCCACCTCTATATTTATGCTTATGCCAAATCTTTATATCATGAGAAGGGTTGTAAACTCTATAATTAGCTTCTACAAAACACTGCATTATTCTACCATCACATGCATAATAACCAATAGGAAAATCTCCATTTTTCACTTTGCATTTACCTTTCCAAATCCAAACATCATTTGATTCTACGGCGGCTTTTCCATTATGATGAAACCCATTCACAAAATAATAATCATCTGATGGATACCATCTACTTAAACCAAGTGCTATTTCATCAGTAATTTTATCATCAATTAATTTAATTGTATCATCAAAATAGATATCACTGTTAGCTATTATATTGATATCATTATTCAATGATGCTTCCCTCATATCAAATATATTTTGATATAAAGTTCTATCGCCATATGGAAATATTTTTGTTATTTTACTACTAAATACTGGTAAATCGTGATTTGTAATAACGTAAATATTATCAAAAAATCCAGATAAAATATTATGTTTTATACAAAAATCAAATTCAGATTGCCTATGCTCATTACTAGTTTTGATATATTCTACAAATAAATTTTTCACAGTAATCCTCTATCGCTATAAAATGTATTCATTCTGTTATTTTGACTAATAACAAAATCATTACAACCAGATTCTCTAAGTCCTTCTTCTTTTGAAGTATTTGCTGATATGCCCATCGTTATGCTTGGAGTTATACTTGTATCAGTAGAAAAAGCACAATACTTATAACCAAGCAATCCATAATTAATATTATTTTCTTCAAGAACTTCGATCATTATTTCATGGTCAAAATATTTCTTTTCGTGTTCTAAGTAATGCTTACATTTACTTGTCCATTTATTTAAAAATAATTTACATCCATCAGTTTTATTTAAAAAAATAGGAGATGCTTTTGGTATATAATTACCTTTTTCATTTTTAGAATTAGTTGCAAAAATTAAATCAACCTGTGTAGTAATATTATTAAATATATTTAAATCATCATGAACACGACTATCGATATCTAACCACAACACTGGTTTATCACTAAGTTCGTATTGTGCTTTGATAAATTCAGGCTTGAATAGACAATTTTTTCTATATGAACCTTTCGATTCAATATGCTCAATCTGAAAATCTAAATTAAATTGTTTTAAATTTTCTTCTAAAAATTTAGCATGTTTTGAATAATAAAGTGATGAATCGATATCACAATAAAAAGAAATAATTTTAAATTTCATGTTTGTACCAAAAATTTATTTCCAGGACTTTGGAATTTAATATTATGTTCATCGAATCCCATATTCCTCAGCACTTGCTCTTTTGATTCTCCGTCAGCAAGTCCCATAGTAATCATAGGCTCTCCACCATGTACAGGAATACCAGGCCAAACACAGTAAGCATTTCCTAAGAATGCCATACGAACACCTGTATTTTCTTGTATCATCTTCATAAAGATCTTTAATAATACTTCATGATCGAATGCTATATTTGCTTGTTTCTCTAATGTTTCACTTGCTTCAATCCATGCATAGATAAATTCATATGCTTTCGGAGTCTGATTCAGATAAATTGGAGATGCCTTTGGCATACCAATACTCTGATCTTCTTGTGTTGGTACTTTAGGAAAGGCCATAGCCAAATCAACCTTATCCGAAAACTCATCAAATACATCAAGTTTCTTATGAACCAATGAATCAACATCCAACCAAACTAATGGTGTACGTAATTCATTCATCATTTCAAGAATGAATCTTGGCTTTGATAAACAGTTTGAACGATATGAGCCTTTAGATGGTTTATGGCGTATAATATTAGGAACGCCAAGATCATCAAGATTTTTCTTCAATCTTGAAGCATGATCGCTGTAATAGGAACGACCATCCACATCAGCATAAAAAGAAATCACAGGTGTCTTCATGGTCTAGTATTTATAATTGTTTTATCATGTGGTAGAGAATATCATCAGCATTCTCTAATTTATTCACACGATCAAAGTTATGTTTTACAGCGTCTATTTTACTATGATAAAGTTCTTCCGTCAATTGTGATGGATCAAACGAAGAATTCAAAGTAATTATTCCATTTGAATCAAAATAATTACCAATATCACTTGTTCCCCAATAAACTGGAATAGTTCCTGTAGCAAAACAATCAGTTAATTTTTCTGTAAAATAAGTTGGATATTTATCATTTTCGATGACAATTGAGAACATATATGGATTTAATGCCTTACTCTTGTCACCCCATGGACGTTTTTCGTATCCAAATCTGGGTGAACCTAGTACACCACCATACAAATCTACCTTGTCTTTCCAATTTTCAGCCAAAGTATGACGAATTTGATGTCCAATAGTAGATTTTTTAGGAGATGCTATAAGAGAGACTAATTTATTCTTTTCGAAGATTTGTTTATCTTCTATCCAAGGTAAGTTACTTCCAGCAAATGAGAAATGAAATTTCTTATTTTTCTTACAATATTCTTTATCCGAGAAATAAATTGCGTCATATGAATCACATATTTTATTTAAATTATTTTCAAATATCTGTTTTGGAAATAGATGTTCAAAAAATATAGCCCTTGATTCACAAATCCACGCAATCTTTTTTTCTCCTGGTTTTTTTACATAACCAATGCCATGAGAAATAGCCGCATCAATAAACACTTTAATTGGAGCATTTTCATTTGTCCAAGAAAAAAGTTTAGGTTTAATATCAGAACAAGAAGATTGACTTACATTAAATGGCGCACCGATGGCTTGCATCAAATCCATAATAAAAAGAACTCACTTTCCTATATGATATTTAGGTATGAGTTGCCAGTTGATTTTATCTTTATGAGAAACAATCTTAATACGTGCCAAAGATAATTGTGGTTCCTTGTATTCTTCAGGATCTACTACATCACAAAGACCCCATTCAACTAATAATTTAACTATCGTGTTTCTGCGTCCAATATCATCATCTGAAATATCACTTTCCAGATTATCTAATATAAACATTTCCTTGAAATGCATAATTGCATAACGGCCACGTTTATGTAAAATGTGACAAGATTGAAAAAGTTTATTTTCTTTTTTTGAGGATACACCTATTCTTGTTAGGGTTTCCTTGATTTTTAAAAAGTCCTCTTTTGATTTCAAGGTCACTTCTACACCTAGTCCATCAAAAATATCATCATTATTTTCTTCCATTAATACTCCAAAATATTAAATATTTATATTATTTAATATTTTCACCAGTATTTAATGTAACCTTTAGTTCTTTAATTTGCTCTTTTGAGAGGATTCTGGAGACTTCTACGGCTTTTTTATCCGAATATCCGTAATATTGTTTTATAATTGAAATATCATCGGAATCGGTAGTCTTGTCCTTATGCCATTTACTAAATCGTTTCTTTTTTCCAATATTCAACAAATAATAATCATATTGCATTTTTTTACTCAGATTATTATAAAAATTCATCATATTTGCTTCAAATAGAGTATCTGGAAAATACGACAAAGATTTATTTATCATAAAAGGAATATAGATCCGTTCGCATCCCGGATCTAAATTCATAAGATTCTTTTTATTATCGTTGATACTATTGAGAAATTCAAAGACATCCATTAGATAAACTCACAGGTCATCATTAGTTCTACCAAACATGCCACCATATTAATTTCCTGATCGCTTACAAATGCAGCCTTATATTGGTACTCCCCTAAAACGATAATGGCTCCAGGAATGCTTGAGGGGCTTAAATACGTGTTTAAATTATCATAAATCTTCCTAAAAATATCAGTTTCAGAAAGGTGTACATTAGATGCTACCCATTTTCGCACATTTGCAAAATCTTTATTTCTCATTGATACAATAAGATTCTTAATCTCATTATCAGCAATATTAATAAGAATTCCCTCATCAATTTTACCAGATACGGAATATCGTTGAAGTTCGTTAAGAATTCTACGAAAATCTGGATAATGCTTCATGATAAGTTTTGCTACAGCCTTCTTATCAAATGCAATGGATTGATTCTTGAGAATATACTCACATCGTTCAAGAATGCCACCACAAATAGCGGGTCTTTCATCATTTGAAATTGTAAAATCAATACAGGTACAGCGAGAATGAATTGGTTCAATAATTCGTGACTTATAATTGCAAGTAAGTATAAAACGACAATTACTTGAAAACTCTTCGATGGCCCCGCGAAGTGCAGGTTGAATACTCTGAGCATTTGAATAATCAAACTCATCTAGAATTACAACCTTCTTTGAATTTTCTGAAAAAGATACTGTGCTTGCAAACTGCCGAATTTTTGTTCGCAATGTATCAATATTTCCATCTTCAGAGCAATTGATCAAAATCCAGTCTGCATTAAGTTCATTACATAGAGCCTTTGCAACTGTTGTTTTTCCAGTTCCTGCTGTTCCTGAAAATAATAGATTTTGTGGTTCTCCTTTAGCAACCATGTCCTTGAAGGTCTTCTTCAAGGACATTGGGAGAATACACTCATCAATGATTTGTGGTCGATATTTTTCGACCCAAAGAAATTCGTTGGTGTTCATATTAAGTAGTATAACGTGAGTTAGGTTCCATTGCAAACCAATAAGTGAGATTCAGATTCTCATTATCAAATTGGGCAGCAACATTCTTTGCAAATGAAAGTTCATAATCACCCGCAAGAAGTCGAATATTTTCCATCTTAAAATTTAATTCAAATTCAGCACCATCCGCATTCCCTTCAAGTTCTACCTTATAACTATTGCTAGTTGGATCTTTGAGATCGCAAATAATTGCATAAATGATTGTTCCATCACTTTGGAACGAGAGATCTGGAAGTTGAAGAACAGACGAAATTCGTTGAAGTTCGTTAAACATACCTTCACTAATTCGTGTACGAACAGTAGCGGGTGGCATATTTACTGACTTGGTAGGATACGTCAAAAGCCTTGGTTCAGAATAAAAATAATTTACTACTGAATTATTTGGTCCGATAATACGAACACTCTTTTCACCAAATTCAAATTGAGGATTACTGAATAGGCTAATCACACCAAGAAATTTGTTCAAATCCCAGATGCCAAATTCAACATCAAATGTCTCTTCGATGACTGCTTCACCCATTCCACTCTTCGATGGTGTAATTGTCTTGATTACATTTCCTGATTTAACAAGAATATTTGAATTCATGTTAGCGAAGTTCTTAAGAATAGAAAGTGTTGTTTTGCTAATTGTAATTGCTGTAGATGTCATATATCTCCATTATATAAGATTTATTCAAACTCGTCAAGATCATCTTCATCAAGATGTTCGTAATCTCCATCAACGTAACTTCGAAGTTTATTTTTGAAATCATTACGTTCTGAAGCACGTTCTTTATCTTTTACCCTACGATCAATGTTTTTGGTAGTTTGTTTATGAACACCCTTACCATCTCTATCTCTATTTTTTGACATGTTTACTCCTAAAACTCAACCCAATGATAACCATTGTTATCTCTAATTCTGGTATATACGATACCAGTTGTGATATCTAACCACCTATCTCCTTCATTTGAATCTTGTGGTTCTATATCTGTTCTAAAAAATTTACTTTCTTCTTCAAATATTTTCCAATATTTGATATCAGTCCCAGGTATTATATCCCTAAATGAAGTAACTGCAATATATTTCTTACCATTATATTCTACAACATCACCGGTAAAATAATTATTAATACGACCGTTAGGATCATATTTTTTATATTTACCTCTAAAATTAATATTTTCTGGAATAAATTCGGAAGCCATTAGATCATCTTGCTAAAATTATTTTTCTTTTCGAAACTTATAACATGATTGAACTTATCTACGATCTGATCTGCTTTGTGACTAATCACAAAAACATTTGAATTTACACCTAAAGTATTTAGTAATTTCATCACCTCATCCGTTCCTACAGAATCTAGTGATGAGTCAAATACTTCATCAAGAATCAATAAATTGCAATTTACGCTATTCTTAAGTTTTGCGATATCTCTCCATGATAATAAAAGAGATAAATCAATTCTCATCTTTTCGCCTTCACTAAAATTCATATATGAAAATTCATCTCTATTTCTACTTTTGATGGTTTCTTGAAAATTCTCATCAAGGTAAAAATGAATAAAGAAATCCATAGCCTTCAGATACTTATTAATATTTTTATTCATAGATGGAAGATAATGCTTTATAATTTTAGCCTTTACTCCACTATCTTTTAAAATGTCTGATATCTGTTCCAGTTGAATATATTCTTCTTTTTTTGATTCTTTTTCTTCTTCTAAAACCTTTAGAGTTATTTGAAAATCATTTAGATTAGACTTCTCGGATTCTATGTCTATTTGATCATTTGCAGTCTTTTTTAATTTTAATTTTGAATGATCAATGGACATATTAATTATCGTAATCTGATTCTTAATATCTTTAATCTTACCATCTAAAATATTATTACTCTTCAATTTATTCTTAATCTGATCTATAGAATTCGTTAAGGATCCTATTTCTTTTTCGAATGTTTCATTCGCTTCTTGGAACTGTTCAATATTTTTCTGGATTTCTTCAATATTTTTTTCTTTGGTTTCTTGTGTGATTTTACCTTTACACTTTGAACAATTTTCTTCTTTTTCATAAAAATCTTTTTCCTCTACAGCATTTGATAACTTTAATCCAATCTGTGCAGTAAATTTTTGAAATTTAATTAGTTCTTTCTCAGATATAGATAAATCACTTTCAGAAACTGATTGTTTATTATTTTCTAAATCTTCAATCTGTGAATTTAATTCACGTACTAATTTTTCATTTTGATTTATAGTATCATTAAGTTCACTAATTTCTTCATCAGACAACCCAATAGTTTTATTAATTATCTTTTTTTGATATTCTATTTTTTGTTTTTGATTTTCAATTTTATGAGTAATATCTCGTAAATTTTCTTTACTCAATAAAATCTTACCCTTCAATAATGTGTTCATATTAGTGAATATATTAATATCAAGAATATTTTCAATAACTGATCTTCTGTCTGCTGCACTCAATTGCATAAATGGAACAAATGACGAACTACCAAGTATTACTACTTGAGTAAATGTCTTATAATTCATTTTTATAATTTGTTGTTCTAGAACATCCTGATAATCTGATGTCTTAGCATCTTGATTTATTAGTTTATTATTCTTTATAATTTCAAATAATTTTGGGCCTAAACCACGACGAATTACATATTCATCATTACCAATAGTAAAATACAATTCAACCAAACAATCTTTTGTATTAATTGAATTTTGCAATTGAGGAATATTAATTTTACGAAATGGCTTTCCAAATAATGCAAATGTAATTGAATCAAGAAGTGCAAATGACTTTCCACTTCCATTTTTACCACATACTAAGGTTGTTGGAGATTTTATTAGATCAATTTCAGTAAACTTATTACCGAATGATCCAAAATTTTTAAACTTTACTTTCTTGAATATTATCATTATCTAATATCTTTTCTGGAACAATCATTGAACGAAATACTGGTTTAATTTCTTCTTCCTTAGTAAATAAAAATTCATCTGCGGGTATCTCTTTCATAGACTCATACTCTCCATATAAAGTTCTTTTACAAGCATTTTAATTCTATCTTTATGTAATATATTCTCATTCAAATCAATTTCTGATGCAATTATACTTATAGTATCTTGAGTAATATCTACTTCATTTTCTTCCATAGAATTACTTTCAAAATCTTCAATAACAGTTAATTCTTGTAATTCACATGAATTTAAAATATCAATATATGAATCAAATAATTTTGGTTTTTTCTTATTTATAACAATAAGTTTTACATGAGTATTTTTCAAAGCATTCAAATCTGCTTTTTCAAAACCATTCACATCATCATATTTAATAATATGAAATACTTTTCTAGTATTTTCAATAAATTCTAATTCTCTAGTATCAGTATCTAATATAGTAAATCCTTTTTTAGAATTCACATCACCAAAATTTAACTCATATTGAGTTCCTAAGTAGTAAATATTAGCTTTTGATTGTCTCAAATGAAAATGTCCAGATAAAACTTTATCAAATTTACTAAACATTTCGGAATCAGATCCAGATGAATGTCTAATATTTGTTACTACTTCGAATCCATTGATTTCGAAATGCCCAATAAGAATAGAAGAAGATGTACTCTGAAGAAAATCCAAGCTTTCATTTTCGTTATCATGTGTTATCCACGGCACTATGCCAATTTTTAAAGTATCAAATTGAAGTTCTCTAGGCTTATCATACAATAATATATTATTAGAATCACAAAATAATTCATTTATAGAATTGATATTATTTGTGTTCTTATAAAAAGTATCATGATTACCTAACGTAATATGCAATTTAATTTCATTATTAGAAAAAAATTTTATAAATCTTTCACGAACTTGATGTAAAGTATTAAAATTCACATACTTACGTCTATCCATCAAATCACCCATATGAATAACATTTTTAATATTATTCTTAAGTAAATATGGAAAGAATTGTTCTTCAAAGAATTTAAGAGATTCTTCTAAAAAGAACTGTGAGTCGTTCTTATGACCAAAATGAGTATCTGATATGATTGCTAATTTCACTTTTTTTTACGTATTCTCTTTTTAGGTTGTGTTTCTTTTTCTAATTTTTCTATATCATGTTCAGATAGATAAAAGTTTTTCTGAAGAAATTCAGCAAAGGTAGCCGATTCATTGTGTTCTCGTAGCCACTCTGAGAATTTAGCATCAATATTATGCATCTCCAAACATTTAAACTTAATATATGCTTGCTTCTTTTCTTTCTCTATTCGTCGTAAAAATGCAAAATAAATTATTTGTGTAAAGTAAGAGAATGGATTCTTAGATTTAGTATCATCGAAATTATGAGCATATTGTAAACAATTCTCCACTCCATCACTTATCATATCCTCACGAAAAGGATAATTAATAAAATTTGGTCTTTGTGATAAATGTTCTGCAATCTTCATAAAACATTCACCAATAAAGTTTGTAACTGGTGGAATAGGTTGCTTTTTCTTTAATGCTTTGTTTACTACCTTTTTCCAAGAATTCATTTCTTTAAGAAATTCTTCATTATTTACATAATGTTTTAATTTTTTATCTGGTTTTATATTTTCCATATCATTATTATACACCATAATTTACATTCTTTCAATACTATTTCAATAAAAATGTCAAGATTGCTCTTGACACGTTTCTATAGAATAATTATAATTACTTTGTCTGGTATAAGGAAGATTAGGTTTCTTTAAGAACTTATAGATAATCATCTGACTTTGGATCTGGATTCCAATCACTGAATCTATTACCGAAATCTTTATTACTCTTCTCATCACCAGTAAACTTAGCCTTCTTTTTAACTTCATCAATCATGACTTGAAGCATTTCTGGTTCAAGTATACCAGCAGAAATAAGATTCATAATAGCTTCAGGTGGTATTACCATATTTAGGTAAATCATAGGACGTTCCTGAAGTTCCTTTGGAATCATATTCATAGAATCATCAGATTTACGCTTACGACGCTTCTTGCGTCGTTTTTTACTTCTTTCATACTCTTCATATGGAGTTTCATCTTCATATGGCATTTCCTCTTCATATTTTGCAGAATTGATCATCTGATCAACAATTGTATCAACATCTTTCATGAACTCTTCTAATTCTTTTTTATCAAGTTCATTCTGCATCTTTATTTCGTTTTCATTCTTCTCTTTTTCTAAATTATAATGCTGTATGCAATTTTTACTTGCATCTGCTATGACCACGACTCTATCTTTATTTAATTCAATAGTTTTCAAATCACTATGATTTAACCAATCTTTCATAAATGTTACATCAACTGTATTTCCATTTTGATCGGTCATAGTAGATGTCAAAAAAACCATTGGATTAGTAATTGTATATTTGTCGGAGTCTTCATGAACATCAGCAATTATCTCTTCACCATTATTAAGTTTGATTATTTTGCAATTCATTGTTCCTCCTATAATCGAATATTTTTGATACTATATGTAAACTTCTCTTTATTATATAGTTCAATACGCTCATCCATATGACGAAGGGTATGATTTCGATAAGATTTCCAACTTAAATTATCACCTATATCGAAAACAACTGCTTTATCTTTTCTATCTGATTTTCTCAGACCTCTACCTATAGACTGTAGAATACGAACAACTGATTTTGATGGTGATGCAAATATTATTGCATTTATATTCTTAATATTAATACCAGTACTACAAGTTCCATATGAAGCAACCAGAAGACTATTTGAATGTTTATCTACAATATTTCGAATTAATTCTCGTTGTTCAATATCTGTTTTACCATAGATCATAAACACATCCTTCTTATTCATTTCATTTAATTGATTGAATAGAGGTATACCGTGTTTTTCTACGTAATTAAATAATACAAGAACATTTCCTTCAAGGCTATTTGCTAGATTACAAATAAAATCATTTCGTTTTTTGTTTAATATAATCCACTCAATTTCACTCTGATAACTACATTTTTTTATTTCTTGATAATCTTTAATATCATAATTAAGTAAAATAGAATTTATAGTCAATGATGATAGTATCTTATCATCCATTAGATTTTTAGTAGTTGTTACTGAAAAACAACGACCAAATAATCCCTCAATCATCAATTTATGAGCCTGAGTATTATCCAAAGTTCCGGTTGTTCCTGTTCTAAATGTAGAAAATTTACATTTTTTCATCATAGAACTTAGTGATTTTGCTTTATATAAATGTACTTCATCACCAAATACACCATAAAAATTTTTAAAGAATGAATCAGATTCCTTGTAAATACTTTGCCATGTGGATATTATAATTCTACGATTCGCTTCTTTTGATTTTCCTTGAAAAATTGTATGTATTTCTCTCAGAATATTCTTATCACGATTACAATAGTCCGCAAAATCACCAGCCATTTGAGTTACTAAACCAGTTGTTGGAACAATAATTAGATGTTTACTGTCTTTATAATGTTCAAGTAAAAATCTTAAAATCAGATATATGATTAATGACTTACCAGAGCCAGTAGGAGACAGTAGGAGACTTCGGTTCTTTGTAAGGGCATGTACAACACCGTCTATTTGATGAGCGTGAGGAATTATTTCCTTGCCATTAGAATAAATTTTCTGCGTCAATAGCCATTGTCTGACCTTTTCCTCTGATATTTTTTCAAGTTCTATTCCAGTTATCTCGTATTTGTACATACGATCCTCACAAAACTTTACAATATAATCTATTAATCCAACATATATTGTCTGAGATGCAAGATTAAATAATTTAATTGTACCATCCCAGCGTTTCTTTTTATATGCTGGGGTAAATTGATGATTTGGAACTTTGAATGTAAAAAATCCAGACAATTCTTTTGCAATTGCTGGTTCACAGTCGATCTTTAAATATACTTCATCGACCTTGTGAATTTTTAACATTATACACCCTGTGTAAATTTAATCCATTCGATTGATGCACGAATAGACCATATTTTATTGGATATTAATTTAACAACACTTTCTAAGTAATTAACTTTTTCTTTCTGCATTGTTACTTTCAAATCAAGTTGAATTATATCAGAATCACTTTCTATAAAACGATCAAGATCCTGTCGTATGATCGCCAATTCAAATGGTTCCCATTGAAGTTCATTGAGTCTTTCTTGACTTATCTTTCCAGAATAATAAAGCCATTTATCTCTTTTAAGAATATTTAAATCGCTTTCATACTTGGCAAGTATTAATTTTTCATCAGAAAGAATACACAAATACTTATTATGTTGTTGTGGAACTATTGAGGCTTCATGATCTAGGCTTGTATTGTCAATTGAAACATCTTCCTCAACCATTTTCTTAATGTCACTAATAGTCATATTATTCTGTTTTATCCTCTAAAATATCAAA